AACCAATGTAAGATTAGGATTAATAATATCAAAATCCAAACCTAAACTAAAACTAAACAGACAAAGATTCACTCAAGACAGAGATCCGCACACACTTCCATCAACAAAAAGGCTAACTTCCACGATACATCGACTACGCGTCGAAATTCTGTGATTAAGCTCGTTTGAAAGTGTTCACACATCCATCCACCTCCACTAAGTACAAGGACCATTTCACCACTGCTTATGGATGCTGTGAGGCTAAGCCATCGTACATTTTCGTATCCGTATACATCCTCCTGTACGTCATTGGCGCAATGAGCTTCGTGCCCTTCTCCCTTTATCTCCTCCTCGACCCAAAACTGTATGATTGCATCTCGTACTTGTGGAATGCAGGGTCGTTCACACTAAAAGAGGATTTAAAGGCACTGACTAAACTTCACAGACACCGCAAGGGATATTACATCATTTTGCTTCCCATGGTGATAGTCAGTGTGTTAACAGGCAACCTACTTCCGATCATGGCACCACTTCTCATAGTACTTTATGCATCGGTAGACAAATACACCATCGCGACTACAGTAATGGAGAAAAATCTCAAAGTAACTCGTACGTATTGTGTCAGTAGGTAGGCCTATCAGGCTAACGTTGGTAACATCTCGAAAAACATTATTCCAAAATTTTCCAGGAACTTCTCTCGAGGACGTCTCATCGGAGACTTCTACCAACCACCGTAATATTCGTAGTTAGAATGCACATGCAGAGACAACACTTACCTTTAGTTGTATGCTCTATTCTACGACGACGCTCAGGTCGAATTACGGTACTTTAGGGAATGCGAAATCAATTTAATGTATCTCATATACGCTCGCCATTTCTCCCCTACAGTTTAGCCTGACCCAGAGTATTTAGCTTCACCGCCAGTAAAACGTGCACTACAACGAATGTATAGAATGTTCGAATAAGAATGCTGGTCAGCCTCAGTCGATATAGAAAAATATCTGGACAAACAGGCAGGAGGTAAGCTAAAACTCTACCACGAAGGGCTCGTCAACGCAAAATAGTTCTCAATCACGCGACACAACTCGAAAGCGTGGAAGTATGAGTTCATGTTTAAGAACAACGAGCCTAACGCCTATTACGACGGTATCAAAAGCTTTTCAGCCAAACCAAGGGGCATCATCAACCCCCCTTCTGAATACAAAGTCGTAGCCGGAGCCGTAAATGACGCCATGCTGAGTGCCTTCAAAAGAGCATTTTCAGGATATCACGTACTTGGCATGTCAGTTCCGGAAATAGGTGTGTAGTTAAGAGAAGATCGATAGATCACTGCATGTAAGGATTGTCTCCAACAAGGAAAACCTTCTTGCGTTGTGGTCATCGACGGGGCATGTTGGGATTGTCATCAGTCTAAGCAATTGATAAAACTTGTAGATCACGCTTTAGCAGACATCTTCTTCAGAGCAGCAAACACTTCGGCTATCTGCAACGCCTTAAACTGCACCCCCTCTTAACTACGCGAATACGTCCTGCCAGACCACAAAAAGGTGTCCTTTGGTTACTAGCTGTTCAAGGGAACAGTATAGCTCCATGGAACCGTGTCTTCAGGATTCACTCTCTAAACTACTCTCGGTAACACTGCTAGAAATGTGCTGTAAATCCTAATATCAGAGTAGAGAATAGGGAAAGTATTCGCAGGTCGAGGATATGGAGACGATAAGACAAAAACTACCTGTCACTGCTCCATTGCCTCTGTCCTCTCAGATACCTTACTTAGTTACGCAGAAAAAGATCTTGTATTCGATTAGCAAGGGCGTAGACTATCAAGGTAACCTATCATCCATGGCTTAGGCTGGGCACTCAAAGCTCCTCCTGACTTCTAAGCTGATGGAACGACCGAGATAGGTTCGAAAATATATGATTTTTCGATAGAGGGGAAAATCGTCGCTGTCCGGCCCATAATGAAATTACTCATCTTAGGCATGAAAAATCCCGGAAAGTTCCCAGCGGCGTTCTTGAATATGATGGTCTCATTTGCATACCTACACGGTTCACGCATCAAAGACGCACTCATGTAAAAATTCAAGAGATGGAGACAACAACTGTACTAACAAGTCGACACTTCAAAGATCTCCAGATACATGCAGGATTATCAGAACGATTACAAATTCAAAATGTGGTCCAAATAAAACATGAAAGGTTCTGATATAGCCATGAGCTAAGACTATCCTGGTCAATTCGACGTCGTATACCGTAAATATTACAAATTCGATTCAACAGACGTCCATACTGTACTCTTGCCGAACTACATGAGGTACAGGACTCAGAAATGCTCCAACAATGTCAAGAACTTCTTGGCGGGCATCTGTGTCTCCGGTTCCATTCCCATAATTGACAAA